AGTTTAGAGTATACTAATGTTAGTGGGTTAGAAAAGGAAGCTATTGAGAATTTTTACGATGCTCGTCAGGGCACTTTTGAGGCATTCTTTTTTGATATGACTCATATTAATCAGGCAGGAACTCTTATTACTAGATTTGAGGGATCTTTAGATGTGAGTCATAATCATTCCTTAGATGGTACTAAACAAAATAATTTTTATACTGTTGGTTTTGAGTTACAGGAAGTGTTTGACTAATGAGTACTCGCACGTATGATTATAAATTAACATTAGAAAATGCTGCATTCTTTCAGCCTGGACGGTTTCTTGTTGGCAATACTTCTGGAACAATTGGAGAAGTTATTGCTCAAGATATGGCTAATGACGCTATTAAAGTTAAAGTTAATAATACTTTTACCGAATATAAAGCATTAGAGTACGTTCATTGTAATAACATTGTAACTGCCACTATTGATGCAGTTCAGTATTATTCTAAGACTGCAGCCACTATTGTTAATGGTCGTTCTTTTATTATTAATGGTTCAACCAATACCTTTGCTCTTCCATCAACTTCTCGGGATGGGGAGACGACTATTGATTTTGACAAGTTAAATGCAGGTCAAATTAGTGTTACTTTTGATTCATTTCCTATTGATCGTTCTCAATTAGTTTATCCTAGTACTAATAATACTAATGGATTAGGGAGAGCTGGTTTTGATATTAAACCTGTAAGTTTTTTCCCTGGTGACGGATTAATTTCTGTTAGAACTAATTCTGCAGGATATCCTGTTGATGAAGACGGTATACAAGTAGACGGACCTAATACCCGAGCTAAGTATAAAGACACCTATGAAAGTAGGGTTGTTCAAGTTCAAAAACGAGTTGCTGTTAGTGGTATACCAAATAAGAACGGACCTATATATCAAACACATGGCAAAGGAAGTGGTGCCTTACAGGGTACTTTTGTTTATCAAACCGTATCAGAAGTACAACAAATTTCAGTTGCAGACCTTTATCCTGATAGTCATTGGGATCAAGTGGCTCGGGACATCAATAATGGTGTAACCCGTGTATCTACTTTTCCTTTTTCATCTACTTCTAATATATCAGTTAGAATATCTACTGGAAACACAGAAACTGTACCTTTTACTGCTCCTTCTTTTCTTTCGGATCAAATTATTGCAATTAGTAAAATTGCAAAAATAGAAAATTCTGGTTTTATTAGGACTAAAAATGCGTTTGAACAACCACCTTTAGTTAGGCTTTATAATATTTATTATCCTGGTGAGTGGTACCCGCCTTGGCAAACAGGTAATCCTGCATTGGGTGGATCAGGGATGGCCTGGCCTCTTGGATTTCCTTATCGGTTTGCAGAAGTAAGGGGAGATACTATTTCTGATATAAGTTACCGTGCTCATTTTAATGGGGATGATTACCAATGTTATCCAATTGAATCTAATGGTATTGGTTTAAATCAAGATGGTGAAGTTAACCAAATCAGTGTTCGCATTTCTAATTTTGATTCCTTAATTGCGCAGATTGTGGAAAATGCTTTTATTGCAGGAAATTGTAGCAATGCTATTAGTGGGACGGTAAACTTTGAACAAGTTGGTAATTTAGATCCTGCTACAGTAGTTAATTCAGCAACTTATGATCAATCTATTGTTGATAGTACATATGCTGGAATTGCTAATTCTGCAATTACTTATGATAGATGTATTAAGTTAAATGGTACTTGGTATCCTTCTAAACAGGACTCTCGGGATTTACTTGGCGGAGTAGTTGAGATTAAATCCACATTTGCTAACTTCTTAGATTATTGGCCCGAATACAGTAGTGTTAGATCTGTTAGTGGTAACATAGTAGAATTATATTCTACTGCTCCCTATAGAATTAATGATAATGTTACTATTAAAGGAACGAGGGGAAAATCAGCTAATGTAAAAAATATTGTTGGCAATTTCTTGGAATTAGACAGTAAATTAGATATTGGGACGGGAACTAATTTAATGATTGTTAATCCTGATGCTGATAATGATGCTTATGTTGAGGATGTTTTTAAAATAGATAAATTAAATTCTTTAAATGGAGCTTTCGCTGAATTTTCTTTAACTAGCTGGTTACAGTACTTTAAATTATCATTTCCACGCAGAAAATATTATAAAAATACTTGTCCTTGGGTATATAAAGGAGAAGAATGCCAATATCCAGATGATGGAACTGGTACTATTCCTGGTACCTCTGGAAGTACAGCACTAACGGCTAACGGTTTTTGGACGGTGAAAAATGTACAGATAGATACGGTTAAAGCTAATGATGAATGTGCGAAAAGTTTTGTTGCCTGTAAATTAAGACAGAATCAAATTCATTTTGGTGGGTTTATTGGGACAGGTCGTACAATACCAAAAGGATAATGAAAAAATATATAAAATATCTTGGTAAAAAACATGACTATTTTCATACTAATTGTATTACCTTAATAGCTGAAATTTATGAAACAGAATTACAAAGAAATGATTTTAAAAAGATATGGAAATTATTAGACCTTAAAGACGGTCATCCTGAGCAGGAAAGTAGATGGTATAAAGTTTTTAATCTTCAAAAATTATTAAAATGTACTCAGGAATATGGAATTAAAATTGAAAAATTAACAGATATTAAAGAGTATGACGTAATTATATTTGCTACTAGGCAAAGAAAAATCCCTATTCATTTTGGGATGTATATCGGTCAAAATATGATGATTCATATTGAAGAAGGATCATATTCAAAAATAGCTATGTTAAATGATAATTGGAGAGGAAAAATTCATAGTGTCTACCGACGAAAAATGGTATAAAAAATATACCGGATTTCCTTACGTACATTTAGGTGATAATGTTAATAGTGGAATTGATTGTTTTAACCTTATTAGATATGTTTATAAAAAAGAATTAGATATTGAAATTCCTTATGATACTGCTGATTTCTGTGATATTGTAGATGAACGATGGTATATTAAAACTCACGAGAAATGGATTGATAAAGCAGCTACTTTAGAATTTGGATGGAAAACTGTTGATGAACCAGAGATTTTTGATGTTATTACTATGACAATTGGTTCAACAAATGTAACTAATCATTGTGCTCTTTATGTAGATAAAAATCGTATTTTACAAACCATGTTAGAGCACGAATCTTGGATCGCTCCGTATGGGCGTTATTATAAACAATACACGATGGGAATATATAGATGGAATCCAACAAATTTAAAAAGTTAATTAATAGTATGAAAAATCATGCTGATTCTGAACATCCTAAAGAATGTTGCGGAATTATTACAACTGATTTTGAGTATGTTCCCTATAAGAATATTGCTCCTGATCCAGAAAATTATTTTATTTTAGATCCAATTGCTTTTGTAGATTATCCTGATGATTGTTGGGCTATATTTCACTCTCATCCTGACCAAGATAATCCTTTGCCTAGTGAAAACGATATTGAAAGTACTTCTTTTGAGGAGTATAAATTTATTGTTGGCTGGAAAGAAAAATTTTATTTATACTGGTATGATACAAATATAGAATCATTAAAATTTAAAAAATTTACTGAGGACTATTTACGTGCAGAATGTAATTCTTAAATTTCATCCTACAATCCAAAAATATACTAATGGGTTAAGTGAGCATACTGTTAAAATTAATGATTTAATAGATCTCCGAAACTCATTAGAATATCTATTTCCACAGTTAGGACGTCATATAAAACGCATTCGTTGTGGATTAAATTCTCGCGAAAATATTGCTCTAGTTAATTCAAATAAAAGAGTTTTAGGTAGATATGACTATTTAATAGGTACACTGAGAAAGACTGATACAGAATTTTATGTAGTTCCTTTATTTGTCGGAGGAGGTGGGGATGGTGAAAATCAACTTCTACTTGGAATTGCTTTAATTGCTGCATCTTTTATTCCTGGGATAGGACAAGTTCTTGGTCCAATGCTGTTTAAAGTGGGTGTGAGTATGGCTATAGGTGGGGTAATGCAGATGATGATGAAAACTCCTACTCCTGCTTTTGCAGGCGCACAAACTACTGATTCAGAAGCGCGAATTGAAAATAATATTTTTCAAGGATTACAAAATACTACTCAATCTAATACCCCTGTTCCTATTGTTTATGGGCGAACTCGTGTTGGGGGTCAATTTGTGAGTG